GCCGCCGTGGTGTTTTGCTGCCCACGGAAGCAGTTGTACAGGACATTCCCGTCAATGTATCCATAGTTGATGATCTCATTGTCAATCTTGACAAACCCGGCGGCTGGAAGCCCCACCACGGAGTCCAACGTAATCTGGGTAACTGTGCTGTTAATTGCACCGTCTAGGGTTAACCCTGTCGTTGATGTTTGTCCGTTGTAGCGTTGAATCCAAATCTGGATTGGTCTGGCTTGCGTGATCTTGTTGGGGATCGTCGCATAAGTAGAAACGCTGATGCGGGTGATGGTCAGATCAGCCTGAGTTGAGGCGATGTTTCCGCCAGTACGGATGACATGCTCCAACAGGTCAATGGTGTCGTTGGGTAGAGGGTAGGTGTTCTGACCCTGAACCAAGTCAATTGTGCCAGTCTCAATTGTCCACAGATTGATGCCACGGTTGGCCCAATCAGCAAACATGATGTTTAAACTGCGTCTGGCTGTACGTAGGTCATACCCGGTACGCAACTCACCACCGGCGCGTTCAAACGCTTCCTCGACCAACTCGGTGAGGTCTAGGTTAAAGCTTGATGCACCAGAGGTATTTGCCATTATCTAAACCCTGCCGTTTTCTTTGCAATGTTCTTTGGTTGTGCCACAAACTGTTTGCCCTTGGCTTTGCCCGCCCGCTTTGCACGGGTTGTAGCGGCATACTCCGCTGGGCTTAGACTTTTGATCGCGGCCTCTGGGAGATACCGCTCACCCGTTTTGGATGAGGGTTTACCCGACTTGGTTCGCCATTTCTGGTCGCCCCAAGATTTAAGGGATTGTTGCGGTGCTTTAAGAGACATTTTCTACCTCTTGTATTTTGGCAGAGATTAAATAGTCTTTTGCTTTTTGTAGCAAATGCTCACTGTCCCCCAATAACCCAAGCCCACGATTGCAATTTGGGCAAAGTAGCCCACGAACTCTTCCTGTAACATGGTCATGGTCAATACACAACCAGCTAAATTTTTCTTCTGGCTCACTGCAAATTGCGCAGCAGCCATGTTGGGCTTCATACAAAACATCGTACATTTCTTGAGTTGCCCCTCGACGTTTGAGTCGTCGATTTGCTACCACCCAATTTTTTCTACGCCAATCATTGATATGGTCTCTATTTTGTACAGCCCATTCTTGCCGTTTGGCCTGCATACACAGCTTACATTGCGACTTATGTAGATGTGACAATTTACCGCCACGGCTAAAAAACTCCGTCAAAGGTTTTTCTTGTTTACATCCAGTACAAGTTTTAATCACGATAGCCACCGCCTGCTGCTTTATATTTTTTAGCTACAAGTTGACTTTTTCTTGCCGACCACTGACCTGCGCCAGTACCATGTGTTGCTGCTGATTTGACCTGAGCCACGATCCGCTTGCGCAGGCTAGGCTTGGTGTAGTTGCCAGCGGCGTTGACCTTACCGCCCTCTGCATACATGTCTACGTCTTGCGGCTTGTCTTTACGACGGACAGCCTTCTTCCCCGGCATCTTCTTCGGGTTGATTGCGCCCATACCGCGAGAGGCCATCATCAGATCATCTTCCCACGGGTTTTGCCTTTGACAGCGCAGCCATCAGCACGGCTGGAAGCAGTCATACCGCCCTTGGCGAATCCTTTACCCATCTCCGTCTTGGTGGTGGGTGCAGTCTTCATCTTCTTGCGCATCTCTTCATCTTTTGCTTCTTCCATAGACTGCTTTTGACCGGGGGTCATTGAGTCTTCTTTGCCGCGAGATTCGCGCTTTATTTCAGCGGCGGCTTCACGTCTATCTTTGTTACCAGCTTCTTGAGCTATTTCAATTTGTTTTTTCTTTATAAAACCCATACCCCCCAAACCCACCGCTGGGGGTATATAAGCTAGTGGAGATAACTTACCACTACCGCCGCCAGACCCACCACCCTCAAGTGGGTTCAAGTCGGTGTAGTGCCTTGAATGTTTTCCCATGATTTACCTCAATACATTTTGCAACGGGTTTTGCCGCGAGATGCAATACCATCACCACGACGAGAAGCGGTCATGCCGCCAGAAGCCATTTTGACTGCGCCACCACGCTTAAAGTCTGAACCCGGTTTAAAATTCATAAAAGGGTCTTTAGAATTACGTTTTGCTTCAGCGGCAGCGGCGCGGGCTTCAGCGGCGGCGGCGCGGGCTTCAGCTTGTGCAATTTTATCCATACCCTTGGGGCCAGCAGCCCAAGCGTTTGGATTGGTCACAGTCGCATTTCTGCCGGGAAAAGCAACATTACGAACTTCTTCCATGTCTTTTATACGCTGACCTGCGGCACTCAAAACGTCTTCACCCTTGCCTGCTTGTTTAGCAGTAGTACGATTGGCTAAGTTTTTTGCTAGGCTTGCAGCTGTTTTGTAGCCACCGCCGGGAGTTAAGAGCTGTTCTGGGTATACAGGTTCAGCGGCTTGCAACTCTGGGTTAGCTTTTAACCTTTTCATCTTGGCGTCATAAGCTGCCTGAGCACGGGAACGGTTCTTCATCTCATCTGTAGAAATTGAAGCTTTGCGGGCATCTGTTTTTCTAGCTTGCGATTCTGCCTTTGATTTAAGGTTAGCTACTTTTGCCGCATCAAGATTTCGTTGATACGCTCGAAAATCAGCTTTGTTACTAGCTATATCTTTTTTATCTTTTGCTGCTTGCTTGGCTTTATCTTCAGGAGTTTGATTTAATATTGTTTTTGCTTCAGCTTGAGTCATATCTTTATCTGAGCGTAGTACACCCTTAGACTGACTAGGGTCACCATGTTTAACTTCTTTAGCAGGTTCATCAGCTTTTGGAAGGTCTTCAGCCTTTACTTCCCGTTTATCTACCGGAGCAGGTTTAGGTTCAATTTTAATTTCTGGCTTTTTGTAGCCTTCATTACTGTAATCTTCGTCTTTTGCAGCTTCAGCTTTTTTAGCACCAGACACGGCTTCTCTTTGCGCGTCTGTTCGGGCTTTAGACGATTTTTCTTCGTCATCAGTTGCAGAGGGGCCTTTTGCGTCCTTACCTTTGGACATCATGTAGGCCGCAGCACCCAGTGCAGCAAGCCCAGCTAACCTTCCAGCGCTTTTCTTTGCCATGATTTACTCCTTAGCAGGTTTTGCCGCCCATTTTCATGCCCAGTGGCTTAGAACCAGACATCTTGACTTGTGCGCCCTTGGTTTTGCCTTTGGCAGCGACACCATCGCGGCTTGGAGCGGCGGTCTTTACAGTACCCATTTTGGCTTTGGTGATACCACCGTTGGCCATTTTTTTCATACCAGCTTCTTTCATCTCATGCTTGACCATAGACTTAGGTGCGCCCTTAGCCTTCATGAAGCTGACCTCTTTTTTGACCATCGCTTTAGATTCTTTCATTTCGCCACCCTTGTTAAAAAGTTCGCTCTTACCTTGATTAGTCTTTGGCTTGTTGACCGCTTGCGCGTCAGCACGGCTTTTTGTGCCTTTGCCAAATTTCATACCCTTGCTGGCTTCGCTGAAATCCTTGCCCACTGATTTGGGGACTCCAACCTTCTTCGCAAACGCTGGGTTGTGAGCCACAGCATCCATGAATTTCTTTTGTTTAAGACTTGTTGCTGGCATCACTTCCCCGCTTGAATAAGCTGGTCAATTTTTGCTTCAAGGCGGTTAAACCGCTGGTCAATGTGGTCAGTAATTCTCTGAACCTCTGCGTTAGTTGCGTAATCACGGGCAATCTCCTCGCGTGTGATGTTGAGCAGGCGCTCAATACGTTTGACATCTTCGAACTTTTCGCGGATAAAAAACCACAATGCCCCCATGATGAGGGACAGTGCGGCAGACCAGATTGTTGCGATGTCCATCAGATCATCCTACCCTTGGTCTTACCTTTGACGGCACAGCCATCAGCACTGCTGACGTATCCACCATCTGCGCAGTTCCACGCACGAAGGCTCTTGTTAATCCTTGAATCCGGATCGTTTGCGGTCTTGGCGCTGGTCAACTTCGCTTTCATGCCTTTCATACGGGCGCAGAAAGAGTCGCGGCGACTGCCGCCGTGTGGCTGAGGCGGTTTTAATCCGGGTTTCCCCGGATTTGCTGCGTTGTAGGAAGCTCGTCCTTTGGCGTTCAAGCCGCCCTTCTCGGACTTTCCTTCCTTCCTCTGCCATGCGGGGGACTTAGCCATACACAATCGTCACGCCTGTGATATTAGTCACATCAACGTAAACGCCTGTGGCAAACAAAATTCCTTCGCCGGGGATGGGTAGAAGAAACGTGTTTGCCGTGCCTGCGGGGGTGTCAATTTCAAGCTTCAGTGTGCCTGAAGTACTCGTTCCATCATAGAACTTAACCGACCCTGCGCTTGCCCCCGCAAGACCATATACAGCTTTTACACGGACACGGTAGTCAACCGCTTGTCCGTCTGCCGTTAGTCGCGTTGACTGGACATCATATTGCATGAGCCGCTCCTAATTAGGAATTTGCAAACGGTGTGGCAACAGTACCAGAACCAAGCAAAACACCTGTGACATAGTACTTCAAAGAAGCCAAAACAGTCACGGTAATCCAAGAACCTGCTGCTCCACCAGTGGTAGTGCCGTCCAAGTTAATGACATCATTTGCTGCTGCGGGAGCATAACCAGTGGTTGCACCAGAAGCATCGGTTGCTACCAATAGCAGCGAGCCAACAAATTTATCTGTGCCGTCAGTTTTGATAGCCACGGCAGTTGCGGCGGTTTCTACAAAAAATGTGTAGGTCGTGCCAACATTGTTCAGAGTATTAGGGTCTTGACCGGGGCCGCTAGAAGTAGGGTTTGCTGTTGCGTTGATGGTTGGCAGGGTAATAATCAAAGTCGCATCGTTGGTGCGGATTACCTTACCTGCGTATGTGGCAACATCAAGCGTAACGGTGTTTGTGCCGTTGGCAAGATTAACAACTGTATTTGGGCCTTGGGAATAGAAGCCAGCCATTGAACGGACTGGGCCTTGAAACGTAGTGCGAGCCATGTTTTTTTCCTTACATGCAAGTGGAGGTGTATCAATCTGCATGTCGTCAGCCGGGACTGTTTGATACACCGGAGAACCCCGGAATGGTTGCAATATACACCAAAAGAAAAGGGGGCACAAGGCCCCCTTTCCGGTTTATCAGGCAGTGCCTGAAGAACCAAACATACCCAGAGGGTCAGACCAGCCGAAGCTGTAACGCTCACGGGCCTTGTAACGCACGTTGCCGGTATCAAAATCACCGTCCATTGAGTTAGACAGCGGAGTACGAACGAAGTGCTTCAGACCGTTTGGCACGTCTGTAGTCAAGAACCAAGCGTTGGTGTCTGTCAAGAAGTGGTTGACAGTGTAGCCGCCGGGAATTGCGCCCATTTGCTTGATGGCGTTGATGTCGTTGTCCGCTGTAGACACACGCAGTTCGGTGTCTAACAAACGTTTAGCGACAAACATCAAGTTTGGAGGAACAATCATCTTGACAGGCTTGGCTGCAATCAACAAACCACGCTCATCAGTCCAAGCAGCGATCTGGATAACGGCGGCTTCCAAAGAAGTCTCGTTCAAATCAACTTGGGTAGAGGGAGTGTTGCTGTTGACACCGCCAGTAATCAAGGGGTGGCTGGTATTAAACAAAGACACGCCGTCGCCACCGGGGTAGCTAGAGCTAAAGCCATTGTTCAGGACGGCAGCAGCCTTGACCTGTTTGGTGTAAGCCATAGCGCGAGCCAATGACTTGGTGTAACGAGACGACAAGCTGTCGTACAAGTTATCTTCAATCGCTTCTTCAGTGATTGAGAAACCCAAGGCAATGGTTTCGTGTGTATAGCGGGTTGACCATGCCTCTTGTGCATTGTCATAAGCGATGGCAGAACCTTCGTTTTTGACTGGTGCAGCAGAAAAGCCGGACAGTTTGGTTTCTTCTTCAAAAGAACGCTCAGAAGTCTCAGTTTCGTAGATTTCTTTGTGTTCTTCACCGTAGCGAGCATACTCCATACCGAACAAAGCGTTCAATCCGGGGAGCAACTCTTTCAGCAGTTGTGCGCGTGAAATAGCCATGATTTAAGCTCCTGTTTAAACGCCAGAGGCGATAGTGGTTGTATGAATCTCAAAGTTCCAACGAACGATGAGTTCGGGGAACACCACGTTGCCAGAACCATTGACATAAGATGTCTCAGGCACAACGTCAACGACGTTCATGGGCAGTGTTCCTGTGGTTGCAGACGCTGCAACGGCTACTCGGCTGTCGCCTGTAGCTGTCAAACCAGTGTTCTGAACCAATTCCACGTTTGTACCAATAACGGTAAATTGCGTGGTAGATGACGGCAACAAACCAGAAGTTGCATCATCAGCAGTAGTACCTGTAGCAATCACAGCCTTGAACAAGGTGTTAGGGTCATTACACACATAAGCGGTAATAACTGTACCTGTTGGAGCAGTAGTGTTTGCAGGATAGTACTGAGAGAAAATGACCTGACCTTGCGCGTTAACGTAAGAGCAGCCCATGAAAACGCCCATGATTTGTGAAGTTGTCACAGTTGCACGAGCGGACGTGATGGCAGATTTGATAATCGTGCCGGTGTTTACCATTTCTACAGCATCACCAAAAAAGATGGAGGTGTTGTAGGCCGAGGCAATCCGATACTGACGAGTAGCGCCCGCGAAGGGTGTACCGCCGTATAGATTGATCGGCTTCAAACCATAAGGTTTATCTACCGTTGGGTAAGCCATTTTAGACTCCTAAATTTAAGAACCAGAACCGAAAGTGACATTCGACTTCTTATCAGCGAATAACGCCATATTGGATCGAGAGTCTCTTTCCCGAAGGAAATTGTTGTCAACCGATTCCATTTGTGACTTGTTCAGGTTGTCAAAGTGCTTAGCACGTTGCTCCATAAACTCAGCCGGAATGCGACATAACAACAGTCCACCAATTTCAATACCGCCTTTAAAGCGGCCTTCAGTGGCAGCGTGCATCATGAGTTCAGGATATTCTTCCGCTTTTACGGGTTCGTATCCCTCACGTAACTTAGAAGAGATATTGCTAGGATCAGCAGCACCCAAAGTACTTAAACGGATATAACGATGTTTCCAACCGGGGCGGTCATCGGGCATAGGTAACGCTTCGGGAGCTCGCCAAGACGTTGGTCTATAGCTGTTAGCTCGGGTTTCCAATGCTCTGTCTAGACGAGCTTGCGGTTTTTTTGTTTCGACGTTTTCCATGATTAAGCACCTTTTCTAAGTAAAGCAACCTGTCTTGCATATTCTTCAATAGGCACCCCAAGACGTCGCGCTTGCGCGGCTTCTGATGCCTTTAACCGAATACGGTTAGGTGGTGTACTCCGCGAGGCTGGAGCCACTGGCGAAGTAATTCGTGTTGCACGGCGCGGCGGATCGTAATCATCCTCGTCAACCGGTTCTGACGTTCTTTTCTTTGGAGGCGGTTCGTCATCCTCATAGCTCTGTTCACTCTCAAAGTGCTCAGGAAATCGTTTGCGCATCGTTTTGTCGATGGTTTTGAAGTACTCTTCAGTACCTACATAGTCCGCACCATACTCTTTCTGCAACTTTCTGTCAATACCCATTGCAGCCATAGTCATCTCGTCGTCTACGCCCCACCAATCGCTGTTGTTTTCCACCCATTTTTTAGTACGGGGAGATACTCTTGGAGCCTCATCAACTTCGCGTGCGGGAGCCTGAAACTCTCTGTCCTCATTCTTGATTGGCTTCATGCTCTCGGCACGATCAATCTTCAAAGTGGCCCTAGCAATTGCCTCTTGTGCCTGTACAATTGCATCAGGATCAGCAGCTTCGTACGCTTTCTTGTACTTCTCTTTGGCGGCGTCCAATTCAATTTGAGCAGACGATTTTGACTGCTCAATATAGGCTTCGCTGCCTGTAGAAAGTTGTTGCTGAAGTCGCTTGTTTTCTTCAAGAATTTGTTTTGCGTAGGCTTCAGTTGCTTCGCGTTCCCGCAGAGCCTGCTCCTTCGCACGGCGTTCATCGTGATAGCCACGGGTGAACTTCTTAATACGTTTTTGAACCTTCTCGTCGTAGGAGGCTAACTCTTCGTCAGTTACTTCTTCGACTGGTTCTTTCATGGGTTTACGCCCACGGTCTTCAGGAGGAGTATCGTCTTCGATCTCGATCTCAAGTTTCTCTTCAGCAGTTTTCTTGCCTTCTACTTCATCTGGAAACTCGTATGTGTCGTCAAATTTTGTTGCCATGTGTTACTCCTTATGCAGCTCGTGTAATGCCACGGGGGTCTTCTACAACCGCTTCCACACTGTCATCGTTGATGATGCGGAACTCACGGCCATGAATCTTCAGACGGGTGCCTGAATTGGGTCGGACGATGACAAAGTCACCTTCCTTGCACGACGGCCCACTGGGGAACCGGGTGGTGTCTTTATACGCATCAGGCCCAAGCTTGATAACGAACAGGACTGGGGTCAGCACTTCTTCATAGTGCATGGTCTTTGAGTCTTTTATAAGACCTACTTCACTGTCTTGGTATTCCTCCATTGCTTCGGGAACAACGCACAAGAGGCGAAAGGTTTTGGGGTCGGGCAACTGCTTGGCTTTTTCTTCAGCAGTCTTATTCAGAATGCCAGACAGATCAACGGCAGCGACATCAAATTCACTCATCAGCTTTCTCCATTTTTTGCACAAGGTCTTCAATGATGTTTTCTGCAAAGTTCAAACCTTGGATAACTCCGCAGATTCTTCGGTACTCTTCAAAAGTGTCGCATCGACCAGCAGCTGCGTAAGCTTCACGCTCTTGTTTCAGCTTTTGAATCTCTTTGACTATGAGAGCCAACAGTTTGTAGTCGCTCAATCTTTCTCCTTCTTAGGTGGTTGCTGAGATTTTTGACCGGTGTTTTGAGCAGCGCGATGAGCTGCTTGTTGCACGGCCATTTGCGCCTTGTGTTTTGCAACATCAATGCCCAAACGTGCACCCTCAATTTCTGATTGACGAGTGGCTTTGTCTTTTGCAGCGGCTGCTGTAGCCGCGACCTGCATAGCAGCGATCTCTTTTTGAGCCGCGATACGTGCTTCCTCGACGCGAATCTGATCTGCTTTGGCGGCAGCATCAATTTGTTGCTTTTGTTGTTTCAACTGCAACTCGCCCTGTTTAATCTGCAACTCTTGCATCTGCATCTGAACAATCGGGTCCTGCATCTGCTGTTGGGCTTTCTGTTGTTGAGCCTCTTGTTGGTTCTGCTGCAACAACTGCGTAGACGCTTGAGCCGCCATCACAGCAATTTTGTCAGCCAACTCTGGAGCAACTTGTTTGTTTTGCTCTTCCGAAGGCAGTGTTATGCCCATCGTCATCTCAACTTGTTTACGATACTCAAACGCAATGTGTTCGTTGATGTGAGCCATCGCTGAGGCCATGATCTGCTGCGCCATCGGATTCATCGCCATCAACTGCTGAATCTTCGGGTCTTGTATCGCGGCCATGTGTACAGCGATATGCGCCTGATGGTTCTGCTCCATGAACGCTTTGACCGGCTTCATAGTCAGCAACGCTTGGTTCTCAGACACGGGGTCAACAGGTATGGCGTCGTCTTCTGTTTTGACCAACTTGTTCGCGTTCTTCACACCCAAGACCTCAATCATCTGACGGTGTAAGAGAGATAAGTCATACAACTGGGGAGCCTGTTGCGCCAACTGCATCACTGCTTGGTACTGCACAATCTTTTGTGCCATTGTTGCTGCGTTGGGGTCACTCACAGGAATGACGTCCACTTTCTCGTAGTCTGATTTACGAGCAGCGCGGCTACCTTCTTCTGGTTCGTAATCGTAGTCTTCTGGGGCGTAGTCAGCGATGATGACCTTGAGGAGTTTGAACTCCTGTTTCATGGTGAAGTGCATACGAGCCTGCACAGCACCCATCACTTTAAGAGTACGCTCAAGCAGAGCCAATGTTGTACCCACTGGAGCTTGTGCCGACATGTCGGACACATTCATATCTCCTGATGAGGCAAACGCTCTGCCTTCTTCTACGATGTTTTGGAACAGGCCAAACAGAACCTGACTTGGCTCTTTGTATGGCAGAGGGAGAATGTTGTCCCTGATTGAACCACTTGGGACGTCTACGTCTCTGAACTCTCCGGGTTGGATGGGCGTGTCGTCGCCTTTGATGCGAAGACCGCGAGACTTGAGGCCCCCGGGTAGGTTTGAAAGTGTTCCCGCATCCACGAGCTGGCGGATGAGCATCGTCGCGCTCTTTGCGTATCCTCCGATAAGGTGGATAAGACCATAACCATAGAATCCAAAACCGGGGATGTATTGGTAGTGAACGAAGTGTTGGCGTTTGAGTTGGAGTTCATCGTCTTCATACCAATTTCTCCTGATGGCCAACACTGTACCAGTCTGTTTTTCAAGCGTGACAACATAAGGCAGAGCAATACCTGTTGGCTTACCCTTCTTATCAGTGTGTTCAAAGCCGGGCAAATCTAAGTCAACATGCATCTCAAGGATACGATATCTGTCGTCTTGAGTAGCTGACATCCCGTTCTCTTCGGCTTTTTGCTTCTCAATGTCGTCCAACTCATAGCCGGGTTCACCCAACTCTACATCAGCGTAAAAACCTGCATTCTGGAGTCGAAGAATCTCGTTCTCAGTCTTACGCATCACATGAGTAACACGTTCTGCTGTCTCTAAACTTGTGGCTCCATAAGGCACTACGATGTCTTCAGCAGGAATAAATACTGCTGCTTGACGACCTCTGCTTGGGTCGTAATAAACTTTTTTGAACGCAGAACCAGCCAAAGGTAGATTCCACAACATCTTCTCATGCTCTGGTCGGTACTCGACCATCACCTCAGTCAGCTGGTAGTTCATGTCCTCCTGCACGCGCGCGGCTGCGTCTTCTGCTTCAGGGGTGTCTCTGCCAATAATTTTCGTCTTCACAGGCCCCATCGCGGGGAACGTCTCGGTGATGCCTTCTGACTGAAACCGCACTACTGACTCTGTGAGCATCGGGTGAAACACACCACACGCCCCCTGCCAAGGCTCTGTTCTTTCCTCATACTTCAAGCCCAACAGCTTTAGTCCATCAACGTATGTTTTGATCCAGTCTTTGCGGTCTTGGGTGTCTTTATCAAAGTCATCAATCAATTCAGAACTGAGCATGGCCAAATCTTTGTCGTCCATATACTCAGCAAGATTGGCATCAAACGTATCGGCTGTTTCTTTTTGTGGTTTGAGATCAATCTCAATGTCACCCATGCCGATACTCACCGACTCAGGGTCTTCGATCTCAATCTCAATGTCCGGCGCACCCTCTGGAATGAGTTCTTCAAGTCCTTGAGGAGCTGCGTATAAGCCTTTACTGATCGCCATTTTGTGTCCTTACACCGTGTAGTACCGCTCAGCGCGGCGACTTTTAAAATACTGAATATCATCAGGTTCGTCGTTTGGCAACCTGATGAAACCTCCCTGACGGAATCTCGCAAGGGCTTGTGTAGTTGAGTCAACCAAGTCGTCGTTTGTGCCGCTTGGAAAGTCGTTGCACTCCTCAATAACCTCTTGCGCCCATCTGCGGTCCGGTGCCCATACTATCCCTGAAGAAAACAAGTCAGAGACAGCATTTACACGGGCGATCTTATCCTGTCCTTTACCCGGCGTAAACTCCCCAACAGGCACTCCCATGCGTCTAAATTCTTGATACAGAGCTGCTCCGTTGGACTTCTTCTCCACCACAAACGCATCTGGCCCCCACTCTTTGTACTCCTCCAGCACCATCTTCTTCAGTTCTGGAAACTCCATGCGTTTTTTGATGGCGTTGAGCAATATGATGTTGTAATTGTTCGTGTTCTCATTGAAGAACACGCCCCATGTGGTCAGGGCGTTGTAGTCAGCGCGGGTGTTGGCTTCTTGTGCGGCGTCCAGACTCATAATAATGAACTCGCAGTTGGGTGGTGGGGCATCTTGATCCCATATCTGCCACCACTCCCTTTTTATCAGCGCACCTTCCTCTGATACGGGGTTCTGCATGTACTGGGCTTCCCAGTACCGCACGTCCATGCCAGCCTTTTTGGACAACAACTCCTCAATCGACCAGAACTCGCCCCACAACGGCTTGTCATTCAATATGGCAGGGAACTCAACGACCTCCCAGTCGTCTACACCCTCTTCTCGACCCATCTGGCTGATGATCTGGCCTGTCAAATCTAGTTTTGACCACCGAGTCATCACAATGATAATAGCGCCTCCCGGCATAAGACGCTGCAAAGGGCCAGACTGGAACCACTCCCAAGCAGGGAGAAAAACATCGGGGCGTCCAGTTTTTGCGTCTTGTTCAGAATGAGGGTCATCAATGATGAAAAGGTCCGCACCACGGCCAGCCAAAGCGCCGCCAACACCAATTGCAAAGTATTCACCTTGGGCATTTGTTCCCCATCTTGAAGCTGATTTACTGTCAGATTGCAGTTCTACGCCCGGAAAAATGTCTTTGTAGTTATCTGAACCTACAAGATTACGAACGCGGCGACCAAAATTAACAGCCAAATCTGCTGTGTGAGACGCCATAATGACCTTCTTATGGGGGAATTTGCCCAAAAACCATGCTGGCGCAAGATAGGAAATGAGTTCAGATTTGCCATGTCGAGGCGCAATATTAACAATGACACGCTTTTTCTTTCCGTTGGCGATGTCTTCGAAGATTTTAGCGAGCCTGCGATGATGCGGGCCAACTTTATAGCCGGGGTAGACGTGATCCGCGAACTCCAAAAGCAAATCTTTGCCCAAATTCTGCACAGATTGGGCATCCCAGACCTTGATAAGTTCAAGAATTTTGCGTTTTTCATCATTTGACGCTGTTGGCAACAGGTTTTTCAGAGTTTCTATCTGTTCCCGTGTAACTTTCACCGTACAACCTCAATCATCTCTACGTCTACAGTGCGTTTTTCAAGTTTGGCAAGGGTTTCAAGCAGTTCTTTCTCAACTTCTTCAATAGACTGCTGTTTGTGCGTGACTTCAGAGCGGCGTTTGAAGGCGTCGACCCCGTCAACTTCCCCTAAAGCGCGCAGTGCAGTGAGCCGAATCTTGGCGTCGGGGTGGTCTGTCTCGGCCACCAGCTTGTTCACCACAAATTTCTTCAAATCAGCGAGTTCTTTGACCACCAAGGTGTCATGCTGCGCGACCATCCCAGCCAAATACGCAATTGTGGCGTTTGAGTAGGCGGATAAAGTGGGTACTTGCTTTTGATCGCCCATCATGCTTTGGGCAATTTCGACCGCCTGCTGGCGTTCTTCGTCATTTGGGTCAATTGGCTCGCCTTTTAAGTCAGCTATGAGCTTGACTGTTCTGGCGCGCATGTCCAACTCTTCGCGTGGAGACAGTTCGGGCATCGCATCAGTGGCAGATGCGGGGAGCGGGATATGAGAATCTATCTCTGGAATCAAGTCTTGCATTGGGAGGAAGGTGGCACTCCAAAGTTGACGGAATATACCACGTATTTCGACGAGGAGGTAGGATTCCTACCCGGGGGGTATTAGGATAAACCCTAATAGACAAGGAGACGAGCAAAAAAAGACCCCCGGGGAGGGGGTCGAAGGAGAGAGGCAACTGAGAAGGTTGTTGATTGGATACTTATCCAGCAAGACTGTAAACTTAACCAACACGGCTGGGGACTTGTCGTGCGTCCTTCAATTAGCGTGGCAACATCAGCCACATCCCCATGCGTGTTGGTACACCGTTCCCTTTCGAGCTTTTCATGTCACGTGGTGTCTCCGCGACTTTGGGAAGTATATCAGTTATTTGTGCGAGTCATGGTGTAGGAGGCGGGAGGGGGACCCATTTGGGAATCTGGGGGGTGGGGGTATGCCTACCCCCGTATATGTCAAGTTTGTGCTATACTAACCCCAATGCGATGCAATAGTGCAAAGCAGATAAGGAGAATGCAAATGGACGGAATGCTCACAATCAAGATGGT